ACACACACCCAGCATGGAGTGGCTCAAGAGAAGCCCATGCACACTTTTCACATGAGTACATCTTGGGTGGGTTCAAGACCATGTCGGGGCTGTATACGCGGACCGAGCTCTTGAGACAACGTTCCAGTATCGTGCGTGCACTGGTCCATCCCTCGGACATGAACTGCTCATACACAGACTCGGGAAGCACAGACCAGAGACTGTCTCCAACCTCCCAACCCTTTTCCTGTAAGAGCGTGGCAAAGGGGCTCTCGTAGTACCAGCGAAGATGCACGTCTGCGTGGTCTACCAAGTCATGCTCAGCCAACCCCACGCGGTCTAGGTCCTCGTCGTACAGCCAGTAGACATTGGCATGTTTGTAGGCAGGGTCGCGGCGTCCGCGGTACACCTCGCGGCCATCCATGGTCCACAAGTCCGACACCACGTCAATGTCGTGCTCTGTAATGTCGGTGGAGACAGGGTACACCACGCGGCGGTCAATGGCAGACTGCATTGTTAGCCCGTCGCACTTAATCAAACGAGACCACAACGCGGACATCGTGGCGGCGCACGGACTTGGTAGCTGAACGGCTCAGCTCGTGGCGCTTGCGACGGCCCTCCTCGGTATTGGTCACCACCTGCGAACAGGCCTCCATGTCTGCGTGGATTTCGTCGTAGTGCGCCTCCAGGTAGTCCAGTACCTCATCCTGCACAGCCCACTCAAAGAAGTTGAGCTGCCCAACCGTCGTATCCAGTCCCCGAAACTGGATTCGCTTCCACCTGCAGAAGGGGTCGAACATCTTCTTGTTATACGCCTTGAGGTGCGCCTTGTAGACCAGGTACACGATGACGTGCTTGTTGTCCTTGGTCAGAAACGACACGTTTTGCTTCTTGGAGTAATTGGTCACAAACCAGTCAATCAGGCGCAGGCTCAGCTTGGACTCGCCCCGCAGAATGGATTGGACGCGCGCGAAGGTTGTGGGGTTGGCGTAGAATCCCTCCAGGCGGTGCAGCACCCACTGCTCCTTGCTTTGAATCACAGTGTCCGTCATACCTAATCTGTGTTTCACCAGTGAAAATGAGTTTAGGAGTTCAACGCGTAGGAAACGCAATGGATGACGCCCTCAAGGAGTGGCTGTGGGATGGACCGTTCACGCATCTTCAAACACGGATTCGGCACTTTGTGAACTTCTGCGCAACCCTCGTCCCCTTGTCGCACCGTACGCTGCGCAAACACGTCCTGCTGCGAGTTCACGAGTTGATGAAGGGCGAGCTTGGACGCAGATGGACTCGGGACCGCAACGTGCGCAGGGTCATCCGAGTCTACGGCCAAGACGACCAGCGAACGGCTGCGTGGCACAGCAAGCGTGGACAGATGATTACCGCCTCGGAGTTGGGTGCAATCTTCACGGGCGGAGAGACGCGGCGTTCCGTCATGGTCCGCAAGCTTGAGCCTCCCGCGCCATCCACGGGCCCGCCCTGTGCGCCACTGATTTGGGGCACGCGCTTTGAGCCCGTGGCCAAGAAGATATACGAGGAGGAGACCAGCTGTTCCATCACAGACGTTTCCTGTGTCCAGCACCCTGTCCACGCCTTCCTAGGTGCCTCGCCTGACGGAATTGTGTTCCCTACAAACGAAGCGTCAAGGAGTACCCGTTATGGGCGGTTGGTCGAGTTCAAGTGCCCCTTCTCCCGCGTGGCCAAGGACGGCGTACCTGCAGCGTATATTCATCAGATGCAAATGCAGATGGAGTGCACGGGCATTGACGAGTGCGAGTATGTGGAGTTTCGGTTCAAGCAGGTCTTCTACGCAGAATGGGTTGCCTTCCAAGGTCGCAAAGGTATCTTTGTTATCTTCGAAGACGACACGGTCAGTTATACGAAGGATGCGTCGTGGACGGAACGTGAAAACCAGAAGGTGCACTGGATTCTGCAGTCCGTGAAGAAAGACTTTGTCCCCAAGGACCCCGAGTGGCTGCCCAAGCACTTTGGCGACATGAAGGCCTTCTGGGACGAGGTGGTTCAGCACCGCGCGGCGGGGACGAAGCCCGGTCCCCTACCGTCCGCAACAGTATCGATAGACCTTTGAGTACCACGGTCTGCGGTCAGCGAACTTTGCATTCCACTCCTTGATAGTGAACCGATTCCCCATACTTCCGTTACATCGCCGACAAATGGGATACAGGTTGTCAAGAGTCGTCTTGCCACCCTTGCTCTCGGGCACGTCATGACCACACTCAAAGTCAAAGACGTTCATACGGTTCTGGCACCACACAATCGTGCAGGGGTGGGAGAACACATGTCCACAGCGGTATATCCACACTTGTTCTCGCAGGGCAGAGGGTATTTTCTGCTTATGAGCCATTGTGATTTACTTCACGTAGGCTCTATATGCGTTGACCTGGAAGGCCGTTTCAATGCCCTCAAGCGGCGGGCTCACGACCACGGGCGCGGGCATGTGGTTCGTGCGCTGCGCGTAGCTGGAATCAATCGTGGCATCCGTCCGCTGGATTCCACGAGTGTCCTCAAACGGCGGGTCCGGGCGCTTGGCCTCCGAGGAGAAGAACGTAGACCATGCCAGCCCAACGGCCACCATGCCCAAAAGAAGCACAAGGAGTTCAGTCATTGTTTAGAGACCCCGAAAAAAAGGGATTGTTTCGTCTCTTGCCCAACAACAAGCATGGCGCCAACTGAAGAAACTGCACTCGACACCCTGCGCCTCTTCTTCAGTCGTCGTGGTCTCCCAACGGACACGACCCGCATCACGACGGATGATGTGGAAAAGGCAAATCTGTACACAATCGGCAAGGTGCTGGTCATCTTCAACCAGAAGCAGACCACCTCCATTCCAGACATTGGGAACTACCGCAAGTTCGCAGCCGAGAATGCGTATGCTCAGGGGATGGTCGTGGTGTCGCGCTCCAAGCCTTCGGACAATGCGCTGCTTGCCATGAAGGCAGTGGCCAAGGACAGGGTGCAGTTCTTCTACCTGCCCGAGCTGCAGTACGACATTACGCAGTCTAGGTGGTCCATGCCGCATCGCATCCTGAAGCCCGATGAGGTGACGGCCCTGCTCAAGGAGAAGAACATCACGAAGCCGGAGGTTCAGCTGTTGTCCATTGACTCGCAGGATATTCAGGCCCGCATCATTGGGGCCATCCCAGGTGATGTGGTGGAGGTTATTCGCCACAGCGACACGGCTGGACAGTCCAAGGTGTGGCGATACTGCGTAGTGGACGCAAATATTGTCTGAACACAATGAGCACTTCTGGACAAGTCGCGGACGGGCAATTGGCGGATTTGGAGACCCAGTTCACGAGGGCCAAGACGGAACACGATAACAAGGTGACCGCGGCACTGGCCATGACGACTGCGGTGGACATCAATGCTGCAATGCCGGGTATTCTCGCAGCCAAGCAGAAGATGATTGACATTCTGGACCAGATGGTGACCATCACCACGCAGGTTCCGAATGTGAACTTGGACAACAAGCGCCGGCAGCTGCTGGACCGTCTTCATGCGTTGCAGGCTCACTACAATGAATTGTCGGGGAGCACCGACCAGCTTGAGACACTACGACGAATCAGAGAACGCGAAGAGGAAAAATTTGAAGGTCCGTTTCTGGTGTACTCTGGGCTTTTTATCCTTGGATGCTTTGGCCTTGGACTCGCCATGGTTATGCGGGGTGCCTAGAAGACGCCGCTGACAAAGACCGCGAACAGACCGATTGTGAAGACTGCAACCGCCTTGGCAATCATCATGGTCGTATCGTGCTCCCTGTCTCCCGTAATGACCTTGGACTTGGTCAGGGTGTCCTTGAGCTCGGGCAACTTCGTTTCGTAGGACGTTATCTCTTCCTGAAGCGATGCCACGTCGGACCCCAATCCAATGTCCTTATTAATGGACGTCTCAACCTTGGTTTGAGCCGTCGCCACGTCCTCCTGCCACTGGGCGAGCATCACATCTAACCGAGTCTTTGCCCTGGACGTGGCTTGTGCGGCTCCAGTGTTTGTTGGATTGGTTGTGGACGCAATCAGCAGTGTCTTGTAGCTATCCAGCGCTGCCGTGAGGTCAGCAGGAAGCGTAACCGTTCCGCTGCCGCCTGCTGGGTTCGTTGCGTGCTCCCGTGCCGACAAGTTGATAATAAACAGAAGCGTACCCGCGAGAAGGACGAGCCACTCGAGCATTATCTCTTGGCTAGTAAACAAAATGCCCGTCCGTTCCTTCATTGAACTCGGTAACAACGGCGTTCGCCACGTGGGACTGACATCGGACGCATCTGAACACACCCGCTATATCCGTATGTCAGCCACGATTGCACCGTACATTCGCAACGGTGTATCCCCCGTTCCCAATGCCCTTGGATGGCGGGACCAAGGCGCAAACCGCGACGCTCGTCTCATTGCGCCCATCTACGGCGTAGTTCGGTCTTTTCTTCCTAACAGAGGATAATGGAAGTTGAACTCTTGCTCGGGGTTCTGATAGTAGTCATCGCGTTGTTCCAGTATCATCGCGAAGGAATGGCGACGGGTGTCTATGACTCAGAAACCCCGCCTGACCCCGAACAAATCAATGACATTTTTGACCAGATTATGTCGATGACGCCCCCTATCCTTCAGAAGGCGTATTCCGATGGACTGGCGCTTGCCAAGGATGCACTCGCCGATGCAAAGGCGATTTCGGCAAAATACCCCGAGGACACGTATCTAGCACAGCAAGTTGGCGGAATGACAGAAACCAAATTGGTTGGACTTTCAAAAGTCGGAATTGTGATTGGACTTCTCGCTGTCG